CTATTTACATCAAAGACTTTAAGTTGATTACCCCCAACATTGCGGATAACCACATCTGTAGAAAATAACCTTTGTAATCTTGAAAATAAGCCTTTATCTGCCATTTTTTTTTATTTTGTTATAAATATGTTACAGTAACCACTTTATACTCTCATTTTTGCCTCCTATATCCATATTATATGGATTGTTGACACTATTTTGAGAATATGCACCACTGTAACTGATTCTATTTGATTTAACTGCACCCAATGCTGCGCGAGCTGCATCTAAACTTTGCTGTTGAAACTTGAGCGACGTATCTCGTAGGAACATACCAATCCCAAATGACATAACCAAATCATCGTTATAACCTGTTTGGGCTTCTGGTCTTCCATTTTTCCATATAAATACTCTCATTTCTTCTAACAATCGTTTTGAACGGATTGTTACTGACCTGTCACCAACAAATTCGCGGAATTTATTGATACATAGCGGTCTAGTACGCATTGACATTGTAAAGCCAGGGACCATTTCGCTATTACTTTCATATACACGTAAATACGAATCTGCTGTTAATTGGTCTGATTTAGGGGAATGGTATAAATTTCTGTATCCTCTTTCAATAATTGCATCTAAGGTTGCCCAACCAATATTAGCGTTCTCTACTACTAACATTGCATTGTTATATTCGGTAGCTAAACCTGTGAGAAAATATCCAAATTCTTTTGGAGGTAATTGACCTCTATATTCGGCAACTTGAGTATTGGTTTGGATATCAATTACATGGCATGCTGAAAAATCTTTACCATCACCTCTAGCAACGTCAGCAATTACCATATACTCTCTAGAGTAATCTGCTACTTCCCAAATCCATAAATTTTGGTCTACACCTCTTCTTTCAATTGGGTCTTGAACAGTTGTTTCTTTAACAAATTCAATCCATTCAGGATGAAATACTACATCACCTGATGTACTAAAGTCACAATCACATTCTTGTGCTGCTAATCTAGGATCACCCAACAATTCATCTTGTCGTTTTCTCCAATTTTCATCTCGTTCAGGGTGCACCCACCAAGGTAATCTAATTGGAAGAAAATCATTTTCATTGTTTTCTGCTGAAACCCATGTTTTATGAAACCAGTTACCAGTACCATAAGGGGTAGATAATACAATAGCACCACCACCTGTAGCAAGGGTTTGTTGTGCAGAGGCCCAAATCTCACCAATTTGTTCAATAAAAGCTGCCTCATCCACTATCAACAAAGAAACTGCTTCTGATCGACCAGCATCTGAACTTGCAGAGGTAGCTTTGATTTGGGAACCATTGCTAAGTCTAAGTGAAAGTTTGTTATTTTCATCTGCTGGAATTTTTAACCATGAAGGTAAATTGTCGTACATAAATTTTACCTTTGTAACCATGTTACGGGCTGTTTCTTGCTTTGTTGCAATACAAAGTACGTTTTTATCTTTATGGAATAACATCAACCATAAAGAATAACCTGCAGATAAAGTTGAGATACCTAATTGTCTTGATTTTAAAATAATCGAGTAGGGGTTATCTCTTAATAAGTGTAATGTTTTTTCTTGAAAAGGATATAAATTAAAAATAACACGGCCACGTTGTGGGTGTTGGATGTGGCAGTACTTTTTCATAAAATGTGCTGGGTCTTGTGCGCATTTTAGGTATTCCTGTCTAATTATATTTTTTAAATCATTAGCCATTACTTTATTTTCCAGTACATACGAGTTGATAAAATGGGTTGAAAGTTTTGATTAACTCCTACACCAAGACCGTATGCTTGTTTATTTTTACTTCTCCACAACAACTCACCACCTAAATAATTTAATTGGTTTGTTCTTCCTTGTAAACCCATACCTAAATAAAATTCATTTTCATTTAAGTAAATTTTTTTAGTAATAGTAATTATAGGGATTGTAACATTTGTTTTAACTTTTCTTGATAAAATAGTATTTTGAGTGATAGTATCATCTACAATAGCGTATCCCACAGTATCAATTTTAAAAGTATCTGAATAGTAATACTTGGTATAGTAGTCTTTTAAAATAGATGAAGTATCAACTGATTTAAAAAAGGTATCTGTTTTTGTTATTGTTTTGGTTTTCCATTTAGGAATATAAGTTTCCTTAATAGTTTCAATTGTATCATAACTTACCTCAATTTTAGTAATTACTTTTGGTTCTGTTGGGGGGTTATCCTTATTACAAGTTTGCATAAGGAATATAATAACTACTAATACTACAATAAGTAGTGATTGGATATTTTTAAAGAAGTCCTTCAAGTTCGTTTTTAATTTTAGTAAGTTCTTTTAAACGAGTTAAAAGTCTTGTTTTTTCTGGTTCTTCAGCATCTTTATATTGTCTAACTACTTTTTTCATTTCATTAGTAGTTTCACCTAATTTATTAACAATTTTAGAAACAGAATCTCCTTTTTTAGCTGCCGATGATGCTTGTTTATCCATTTCATCATCATCTTCTTCTTCTTTCATAAGAGTAGAAGATAGTTCTTTAGTTTTTTCTAATTCTTTATTTAATTCAGATTGTGCTTTAGTTTTAGCTTCAATATCTTCAGCTGATTCTTCAGATAATATAGAAATTATCTCTTCACGCAGATATGCTTTAAATTCAGATTTTTTCATTTGAATATTTTATTATAAATATCATGAAAAAAGTACTTCTTCCATTTGTTTTATACGTTCTTCTGTAGAACCCGATAATGTGTGGAAATTTCTGATTTTATGGCGATAAAGAGTAATGGTATGTCTAATAGTAGAATCAATTAAATCTCTATATTCTGCATTTGTTTCACGAATACCATTGTTTTCTATTTCTACACCTTCAGGAGATACGTAAAAAATATAATCATAATCACGAATCATATAAGATGCAAATTCGCAAAAACTATCTGCTTCATAATAATACATTGATTCTGAGCATTTAGCAAAAGCCATTACATCTATAACAGTGCGATCTGTGATGATATTTTCTTGCATCAACTCACTAGCACGTTCAGCTAAAAATACAGCTTGACCTTTAACAGTTGAATCAGTATTTAATGGAATTCCTATTGCCATTAATTCTTTAGAACGCTCTGTTCTAAAATTATAACCTTCAAATTCAGGTAAATTTTGCAACGCCTTAACAAGCGTTGTTTTACCTACTGACATGGTTCCACATAGACCTATTCTCATAGTTAATGCCTTATATTAGCTCCTGTTTGTTTATACCACGGTAAACCTTCTCTATTTTTCATAGCTTCATGGTATGATTCATAGTTGTATTTAACACCATTCAAAAACCATCCCCTTGTAAGATTACAATTTTCATCTACAGGTTCAATTGCAGGACCATCCCAACGATGATATTTCCAATTTTCTTCACCTTGATACTTAATAAAATAATGTTTCGCACCTTGCGACTTCATTGTTCTGTACTCGTATAATTTTTCTTTTGCCATAACTATTAAAATATATCTCCTGTTCCTTGTTCCATAATGTACTGATCTTTTTTCCATTCTCCAAGAATAGATTCAGAAACATAAATACCTTGAGCACCTGATACTGTAATACCTCTTGCGGATAAAGCATCTCCTACAAAATGGACATTTGGAAATTCAGTTAAAGCCAAATTATTGTAATCAACTAATGGTTCAGGTGATAGGTATTTTACCTCTGGTATATAAATACCCCAATCGTCTTCAAGTGTTGGGAAAACTTTTTTCATATCAGCAATAAAATCAACAATATATTCAAAATATCCTTGAAAATATTCAGCTACTACTTGTAAACCCATCCAATCTATTTGATGTGTAGATACATTATCACCTTCAGAAGTGGTAGATGGTTTGCGAGATGGGCTATAATATAAACCTGTTCCATGGGCTTGAACTTTTTTTACCAATTCTCTTGACCAAGTAAAAGGATCATTAATACCTTGTATTTCCATTAAAATACCAAAATTAGTCATATCGTTTCGATAGGCTTCATCTTTTTTAGCGTGGCCATTATAGCTATGATCACCATATGTTTCTTCTACAGCAACATAAGCAGCATTGTTGTTTGTACAGAATGAACGTAATGAAACACCTTTATCTTCAAATTTTCTATATAATTTAAAATCATATGAAACATCTATTAATTTTTGGAAGTGATGTTGTGGTGCCTCAAATCGAACACCAATTTGTACTGGTTTTGGTTCAGTTGGTAATGTGTAATCATCTGCTAATTGTTTGCCAAAGTCAATACCTGATTTACCAACTGCAAATATTAG